ACGGTCCTGACCACGTACGCTTCGGTTCAACATTGCGGACTCCTTTCAGTGATGTCATAACGGTCGAGTGATTCGTGCCAAACGCCGCCGCGATTTCAGGCAGCGAGTACCCGGCCCGCCGCAGGATCGCAAACACTTCCCGGCGTTTGGCTACCCGGTCGCCGCCACGCAGCAGCGTCCCGAGCGTGGATTTGGCTGTGACATGCTCGATGGTTGTGCCCGCCACTATGCACGCATTGTGCATGCTTACGGCCATGTGGTTGCCGTCCCCGATGAAATGCTCACGGTCGGCCCGTGCCTGCATCTCGCGGGTCTGGAAGTACCTCACGGCGTAGATCAGTTCCGCCGCCCTAGCCATGGCGATGGTCTTCTTTGGATGCTCCATCCACAGCGGAAGGTCCGGACCCATCGGCAGCGGCGACGGTTTGACTGTGCAGCCGTCCTCTGGTATCGGTGTCGTGTCGAGCAGGTTGCGGGCCTTCATGCGTCACCCCCAAACAGATTCTCTTGCCGCACGGCTGGCGGCACGGGTGCGAACAACGCCCCCGCGTCGATGGCCTTGTCTATGCGGCGGACGGCGATTTCAAAGTACGTCGGGTCGATTTCGATGCCGACGAATGAGCGGCCTGTTTGCACGGCCGCTACTCCAGTAGTGCCGCTGCCCATGTATGGGTCGCAGACTATTTCTCCCTCAGAGCTTGCCGCGATTACGCACCGACTCATGACTTCTACAGGCTTTTGTGTCGGGTGCAAAGATACGGGTACACCTTGTCCTGCCGCGATTCCGTTTTCTTTCCCGATAGATCCTCCACCGTGGAACAGAAAACGAATCATCATGGCTCGGTTTCCGATGTTGCTCCAAGCAAGTTCGCAATCAGATTGATCTGTCGATGCCACGTGCATCCTCTTGTCCCACACAATCCATGCTCCCGATGGTGGAAGTTTGTCCGCGTAGTGGTTGGCCCCAAACAACACGCACCTACCAAACTTGAGCAGCGGCCTCGGGTCAAATGGCTCGTCGTCTCCAATGATTGGAGCGTATTTGATCCCGTGTACAGCCCTGACGTTTCCGTACGGGTTGATTCCGACATCCCAAGAAATCCCATACGGCGGATCAGTTACCACCGCATCCACCCGCCCCAACGTCGGCAGCACCTCCCGGCAATCGCCTAGGTACAGCCGCACGTTCCCGCGTTCCCATGTTGGTTTCATCGGCAGCACCTCCACACCTTCGGATGCGTGGGCGAACCCCACAGGCTTTCAATCGTCACGGCCTCGCCGGAGTCGATGGCCTCACGCAGACGCAGGTAAGCCTCAGCCCGCCACGCCGGCCCCATGCGATTCATCACAGCTTGCGGTTGTTCGTCAAACTTCAGCCGGATCAGTTGGTGAAGCATGGTGGTTAGTTCTGGTTCGCTCATTGGTTCCTCTCATGCGACACTGAACAACATCGACTGTTCATCCTGAGTGCGTGCCGCGATTGCTCGCTCGCAGTTCTTCACCGCCGCCGCGTGGTATTCCGGCTTAAGTTCGCACCCGTACGCCTTGCGTCCGAGCGTCAGGGCAGTGTACAACTCGCTGCCGATGCCGCCGAACGGGGAGAATACCACCTCGCCCGGATTAGAGTACAGCCGTACTAGACGATCAATCACTCCCAACTGCAACGGGCAGATGTGCTTCGTGTCGTCCTCGCTCCTGCCTTCGCTCACGTTGAGCGTGTCGGTTTCGTTGATGTCGGTCCAGCAGCATTCAGCGTACTGAATCCACTGCTCGCGTGTGACTTCGTTCTTCGAGTTGATCGGCACCGCGTTCTCGCCCTGTGCCCGGAACTTCAGCAGGTAGTCAGGCATCGACCCCCGCGACTTCGCCCGATCCGATTCCAGACCGATGAACTGCAGCTCCCGCGACTTGGTACGAATCGCCTGAGCCTGCGGATTCTTGCGTACGGCCCAGTCATACTCAAACACCAGCCCGGCACGCTCGCCAAGCCTGATGTTCATGCCACGGAAGTCGAACATGCCCACGCCGCCCGTACGCTTCATTCGTGGGATCTGTGCAACGTGAACTATGACGACGCGGCCCGGCTTCACGATGCGGGCCAACTGCCGGTAGAAGAATGACAGATGGACCTTCCCGCACGTTTCCAAGTTCTCGCTGTTGCCGATGTCGGCAGCGGACGATGTGTAGGCGTACAACGCCGGGAATGGTGGCGAGAATACCGCCATGTCAACACTTGCTGGCGGCATCGTCGCCATGTGCGGGATGCAATCGCCAAGATGGATCTTGTATTCCTGATTCGATTCAAACAACATGCAATCTCCTTTCGGTCAGACTTCCTTCGCAACCTTGAACAAACGCTCCTGCTCCCGCGTGTCAGACTCAACACGCGACGCCTTCTCAAGTACCGTGTCGATCATCGGTCGTTCAATCTCCGTAACCGGGATGTGAACATTCAGCGGCCTAGTGCTGCCGTACCGATTCGAACGCTTCACCGCTTGGTAGTATTCCTCATACGAGTCCTGCAATCCGCTGAAGATGTGCCGCGTAGCAACCTGAAGATTCAAACCGAACCCGAGGATTCGCGGCTTGGTGATGAGTACACGCTTCGCTCCGCTCTTGAACTGCTCGATGAGCGTTTCGCGTTCTGCCTCCGATGTAGACCCGTCGATGTTAGCCGCGTCCGGCAGCATCTTCGCGAGCGTTTCCTGCTCTCGGTTGTACTTGCACCAGATGATGACAGACTCATCGGCGTACCGCTCGCATGTCTGCCGGATGTGGTCCGGCTTATTGCTCGCTACGAACTTGTCACCGTCGAAGCCCTTGGCGATGCTAGCCATGCGAGTACGGGACACGAACCCGCCAGCCGCACCGGCGAACAGTGAGCCAGTCCGGTCGTGAACCAGCCCACGCTGTTCGTCGGTCAGGCCGACTTCCTCCACGTGTACATTGATCGGCGGCAGCGTACCGCAGTTGTCGCTCCATCCGTACACGCCTGGATTGCTGATGAAGATCGACCAATCGGCCAACGCCCTGTAGAACGGGATCAGTGCGTGCGGCTTCAGTTCCCAACGGTTATCCGTCTGCCCACGGTTCACAAAGAACCGAGCGAGGAATGCGTTCACGGTCGGGTAGCGGTCAAGGAATACGCCGTGGTTCGCGTACTCCACGCGGTCATTGGGTGCGGGCGTTCCGGTCAATGCCAACTTCCACTCCAGCCCGCGTCCAAGTTCGATGCACGCTTGCCCCCATGCCCCGTAGTGCGATTTCAGCATCGACGATTCATCGAGGATCAACGCCCCAAGGTTGCCGCGAATCATGCCGTCATGGAGTGCGTCGTAGTTCGTGATACCGATCTTGCCTTCGGATTCGGCCAGCCACTTGTCAAGGTTCGCCGCTGTCACACGCTCAATCGGCAACGATGCACCGTACCAGCGGGAAGCCTCTGCCATTGTCTGGCGAACCACCATGAGCGGGGAAATGATGAGTACGTTCTTCCGCCCGATGTTTGCCGAAGCGTGCTTCGCAAACTCCAGCAGGATGAGAGTCTTGCCCAGCCCGCAATCCGCAAACACCGCGAACTTCCGCTTGCGAATCGCCAACGCCGAAATGTCCCGCTGGTAGTCGAACAGAAACGAGGACGGTTCGTATTCGCCCGCTGCCGATCCGCTCGCCTCTCCCCCGAGCATCGCCGCGTACTCGTCGGGGATAACCGCCATAGTCCCACGCCACTCGCAACGCGGGATGCTCTGTACCCGCAGGAACTTGGCGTAGTCGTCAAGACTCGCCGTGTCGAAATGAATCCTCATGCTTTCCCTTTCAGTTCTTTGGCCTTCGCAACTACCCACTCCTGAAACCGTGGCAAGTCCTCCAGTGGACCGCCCGTGTATTGCCGCATGTGCGGGTTGTCCGTCAAGTACATTTCCTTGACCTGTAAGCGACTAGATCCGATACCCGCCCAGATGGGGCGGAAACGCTCTAGCGTCGCCTTGTTGGCATCTGCTACCGGCCTGGTGGCGTTCTGTGCGTCTATCGCAGCCTTCAGTTCCCACACCATCAACCCCGGACCCTTACCAGCCGCCTCGCACCGCTGGCAGATCTTGGTGATGGTTTCGACCGACAATCCACCAGCCGCCAGTTCAGTAAGTGCGGGCCGACCGATACCGAATGACGCGAGAGTGGTGAGTGCTTCGCTGCTAACCAGATGAGAAATAGCAGCAGCAGCAGGCAGCACAGCGGTTTCCGCTGCTGCTGCAATTCTCTTCTCTTCTCTTCTCTTCTCTGGTCGCGTTTCTGTCACGCTCTCAGCGTGACTAGTGCGTGACAAACTGCGTTCTTTCGCCTTCCGTTCGCATGCTTGCATACGCTGTTTGGCACCTTGGGAGAGATGCCGTTCCCACTTGGGGAACGTCAGGCCGGTGTCGTTGGCGTGCAGCCACCCCACATCTACCATGCTCTGTCCGAATCCTGTCACGCTTGCAACGTGATCAAGTTGTGACAATGTCACGTTCGGAGCGTGACCGTTAGAGAGTTGGTCGGTAGCCCACGCCCACACGCGAATAAGGTGGCCGACGACTTGTTCGGTGGTCATCGCATGCGTCGCTGCCATGCGGAATACGGCTGGGTCATCGGGAAGATTCGCCCGGACCTTGATCCAATCACCTGCCATTGGGTGACTCCAAAAAACAACGTCCCCGCACAGTGGCTTGTCCGGTTGTTCGCATGTCTGCGTATCGGCACTGTGGGGGGACGATGATTTGTGGGAATGAAATACCAGACATACATAACCCGACAAGCACGGAAGTATACGCCACCACATTTCACCAGTCGAACTTGTGCCCGCAATACCGGCACACCTTCGCCTCGGCCTTGACATGCTCGGCACACTGGCCGCACACCTTCATTGGCTCAGACTTAGGTGCCTTCGCCACGCCGTTCACGAAGAACAGAAGGAACGCAAACGGGCCAAGTATCGCACCAGCCAGGAATCCAACGGCCTGATTCCAGCCGCGTGCCGTAGCCGCCATGACACCGATCAACCCAAAGAACAGAATGCCAACGATCAAGATTTCCATGTGTCTCCTTAGAGGCTGTTCATAGCGGGGAACGTGCAGTCCATCGACCACATCAGATCGCGTCCGCAGGCTTCCCTCGCGTGCTTCGCGTCACGCCAGCCCGCAGCCGAGTATCCGTTCAACGGCTCGGGCCGACCACGCAGGTAGCCACGCCAGCCCGCCGTGTACCACGATTCCCGCAGCATGGCAAGTCGTGCCGCTTCCAAGTCAGTCAGTTCGTCAATGTCGCTCATAATGCCAGCATTGGCCGTTTCCGGCCAAGCCAGCAGGCCGCGTTCTCTGGTAGCCACACCGGAGGCCGGACTATGAAACCGGGTCGCTTCCCGCCGTTAATGCCCACAGCGGGCGTAGGGCTGTCCCGAAACCATGCCCACGCACTTGCGCACGCGGGCAGGTCCACCGCACACAGAGATTCAGAACGGCGAATCATCGCCACGGAACGCCTCAACGGTCGCCGCATTGTCGGCACGCATCGCCCGCAACTCGGCCCGGCACTCGGCCAGCGATGCCGCGAACGCTGGCACGTGTTCGGCCAGTGCCGCGATGATCTTGTCGTCACGCTCGACCCGCTTCAACACTGACGGGATGATCGGGTTGTAGCTGAGCTGGTACACGAACTGCCTACCAGTCACCCACAACTGGCCTTGCACCTGCAACGTGTACTCGTCAAACCCGTTGAGCAGATACCCCATGTGGGTTTCAGCACTCGGGCATTTGATTTCCAGCAGGCCGTCATCGCCTACCAGGCGGTCAGGGCTTGCCCCGCAGTCGCCTTCATCACGCAGGCAGAATCCTACCTCGCTGGTGTCCAGCCCCGTCTCAAACTCGAACCACCGCACGGCCTCAGACTCGAGTCCGGTTCCGCGTGCCATGAACGCACTCGAGCTGTCATCCAACGGCTGGCCCAAGTACCACTCGGCCATAAGCCGGGCCCGGTACTTGGCCTGCGACGCGGACGGCTTCAGTCCCTTCGATGTGATGATCGAATCAAACTCGCTCGCGGTCGGCACGCCTAGCCGGGCTTGCAGCCACTCGGGGGAGCCTTGCTTGCACTTGATGATCTTCACTTGCTACCTCCGTTTGCATCTGGTATCGTCAACTCTAAAACAGTCGTGCTGTCCGCACCAAACGGCTGCCTGTGGCGTGCAAGTATTCCGATCTTCTGTGCGGAACGCATCCGGCTTTTCATTCCATATGCGGTGATACCAACACGTTCTGCCAAGAATCGCTGCCCGACGTTGAGAACAACCACAAGTCTTGTTTTTGTGAGAGTCACCGTACCGCCGCAATCAAACGCACACGCCGACAACTCCCATACAAGTTCACGCGTGGCCGCCGACACTTTCCTGCCACGTTGAGTCTGTGTCCAATCTGCAACAAAGAGCGACACTGTTTCCATCGTTGGATTCACTTCGCACCCGCCTTCCGCCGTGCAATCGCCTCGAACGCCTGCCGCACCTTCGATGCTGGAATGTCGCGCAGATTCTCAACGCCCATGTACGCCTTGAACTTGCCAATGTCGGCCTTGATCGAATCCAGATCGACCTCCAACGCCAGCAGATCCGCCTCGCTGATCGTTTCACCGGTCGCCGCGTCCTCGTTCCCGTCCGTGTCCTCGTCGCAACTAGTCAAGCCCAATGCATTGATCAGGCTGTACCGCTGGCCGTACGTGGTGACGGCTCCCACCTTCTGAGCAGGGCTAATCGGTGCCGTTGACTCCAGAGGCAGAGTCACACTTGACGATTCCGAGTGTCCGAGTTCGTGCGACACCACGCAGGAAATCGTGAGCCGCTGCCCGTCAATCGTTGCGTTCGACCAGCGGTAACTCAGCCCACACTCTGCCAGCGGCTTGCGAATGGTGGCCGCGATGTCTTCGAGACTCGCGTAGGTACGCGGAACCTTGACCCCGTTTCTGGTCACGCTGAACTGCGTGTTTTCGGTTCGCCGCTGGACGGGTGGGCACGCCGCTCCGAACCGTGCCATAGCGTCCGCAAACGCCTTCCTTGCGTTCGTCGCGTCCATGCGTTCGGACAAGGCCACGAGCTGCGATAGGGCTTCGGGCGACATGCCAGACTTCACCGCCTCCGCGATGATGCTCATGGGCGTGTGATCCACGCGGGCAAGTGCTTGCGGTTCGGATTGACGGGTAACGATTTCGCTCATTCGATTGCTCCTCAAAACGCCGCCGCACCAACGCGATGCGACGACATGCGACGGCTCTTAACACGTTCGACCGCACCAGCAGTGAACGCCGCCGAAATGACCGCTTCGGCGTTAGCCTGGCGGTCGTGGTTGTTGG